TGTCGCCAATCGTGGCACCGGGTGACACGCCTACAGGGCCGTACTTCATGATTATTTCCTCTTTTTGGCCGTTTTGGCCGATTGACGGAACGCTTTAGCAGTTGGAGCGCCTTTGGCACCCACTTTCCGCATCTTTTCGCCAGAACCGGCAGCAATACGCTCCCGTTTAGCGTGGATATTCGCGTATAGACCCTTTTTAGCAGCCATTAGTTACATTTCCATCGTCTAAGTGATGCTTTAGCGCGTTCGGCAGGGCCTTTAGCCTTGGCAACGACGCCTTTCATACGCGCACAGAACGACTTTTTGCGTCCTGCGTCTGCTTTAGTCTTAGGACTAGGCGCAGGAGCCTTCAGTTTGCTGCCCGTGGCACGGTTGTACTTTGCTCGACCCTTGGCGGTCAGGCCAGCGCCCTTAGAAACGGACTGCTTTTCGCCGCGACCAACGGAGAGCGATACGGACTTCTTAGCCACTCAAGCACCCATCCACGACGAGAGCATCTCGCCGCGTCCTGAAAACCTACGCTCGATTTTAACTCTTGACTCCCGACTTGCAACAGGGTACGCGAAAGTAACCGCTAAAGCATCTGCTGCGTCAGGGGAGGCCAGCCCTCTAGCCTTCATGTCTTTCTTGGCTTCTAGGGCTATGGCACCCGAGGAGTTAGTCTTGTACTGCGGGCTACAGAGGTCGGACTTCAGCAATCGTTCGTTCGGGATCGAGGCGGTACGCAACCACTGGCGCATATCACCCCACATCTCGGCACGCTTGTTCTGCCACATCGCAGGCTTTGACGACTTCCAGCCAAAGTTGACGCCACGCACCTTGTACCGTTGTTCTTTCAAGCGATCCAAGATGCCGTAGCCGAGGCCGCCTTCGTCAAGGACAACGAGCGCTGGGCGGAACTCTTCGATTGCGTCGATTACTCGCCCAACAATCTCCATTGTATCTTCGCCTTTATATCTCTTAATCGCGACAATATCGCGTCCTTGGCGCGCGACAATGACCGTGGAATCATTGCCACTTCTAGCCGGATCAACGCCCAGTACAATCGGAGCAGTTTCATCCTGGTACTTAGGGCGAGACGCCGCTTCGTCCACCAAACTCGGAGGGATGAACTGGTCGTCTCCATCGGCGGGGAACTGTCCATACACTTCGATTCGGGCTTGCGGGGAGTCCGCGCCGTACTCTTCGATGATTTGCTCGTAGACCGCTTTGTCGGTGTCTTCGACTTGCCGGGCGTCGATGCTTTGCGTCGTCCAGAAGTTCCTTTTCGCGTTGAAGCACTCATAGAAATAGCCCTCGTTTCGGCGTGGGTTGCTAAACGCAAACCAGAAACGGTTTGGCGTGTTCTCAGTAAAGAAGCCTTGGGCAACGTCCCAAATCTTGTCTGGGATACCAGAACTTTCATCGAATATCAGCATGACGCCATCAGAGTTGTGCAGACCCGCGTAGGCGTCTGGGTTCTCTTCTGACCACAACCGGCCTTCAATAGACCAATAGCGCGTGCCTTTTCGCAGGTCACGCTCTACCAGTTCTGACATCCATTTAGCCGGGGTTACGCGAGTAGCAGAAATCTCAAACCAATGGCTGTTCATGGACATTGCCAGCCACTTGGTAATTTCCGACCACGTAATCGAGCGCAACTGCGCTTCAGAGTTAGCCGAAACGATGACACTACCGCCAATGCGGGTAGATAGCATCCAGATAACAAGCCAACTAACCAAGGCAGATTTGCCGATACCGCGACCTGACGCCACGGCCATTCGCATAACCCGAAAGTCCACCTGCCCGTTGTTAGCGTCAATATGCTCTTTAATCTGACGCAGAACGTCCCGCTGCCAGCGCCGAGGTCCAGCATGATGCTCTAGGGGCGTGCCTTTTTTGCCCCAAGGAAAAACAAATCGCACAAACGCTTCGGGATTGTTGGCGATGTCTTTAGCCCATAGGCGCGACATCAACGCCATTTCTTCGTCGGCGGTGTAGATCGTCGTTTGCATTAGGCGGCCATCTGCCTTTTGGCTGTTTGATAAGCGTCAGAGGCTAACTCAGGCGTAGCAAAAAGTCCTAAATGGCGGTTCTTGCGGTTGACCTGAATTTGCGCCGCCCACTTACCAGATGAGTGCTTGGAGACGCCAATATACCCGCTAGTGTTGTTTCGGTACTGCCCTTTGTTCTGCATGTTGCCAAGTTGGTCAACTTCGCGCAGGTTGGCGATGCGGTTATCGGTCTTAATGCGGTTGATATGGTCTATAGCCGGTTCCGGCCAGCGACCATGCGTATACAGCCACGCCAGCCGGTGTGCCTTATAAGCAAAACCGTCTACCTTGATGTGGATATAGCCGCGTGCGTGTACGCAGCCTGCGTGGTCGCCGGGGGTCACTTGGCTAAACCTGCTGCATGGCTTGAGCCATGTAAAGACGCCGGTTGCCGGATCATAGTGCAGCAACTCTCTCAGGCGTTCTTGCGTTAGAATCTTCGTAGCCATAATCAGCCTCTCTCGAAGGTTGGTTGGTCAGAAGCCTCGATCCGCTGGAACGGTTCGGGGCTTCGTCAATTGTAGCATCTAGTGCAGGCGGTGTATCCGACACCACTCTTCCCTGAATAACGCGGGATTCCGCCTCTTGCAGTGCCGCGATGATACTGATCTGCGATTTAACATCGACCTGCACCTGGGTCTTAGCGACCCACCCATGCACGTGCTGCAAGAGAGCAAGTGCTGCCTTGCTATCGCCACCAAGAGCCGCCACGCGCAACTGGTTGGCCGCCTCAAATTCACTATCAGCACGACCTTTAGCCTCCGCGATAGCCGCAGCCCCATCCATCTGGCAGAGCCTACGGTACTCCATCGGCAGCATGTCCGCAGCAAAGGCTAGGGCGTCACCCTTCAGCCCCAGTTTGGCAGCCTCGTAAATCTTATCCAAAACCTCTTGAGAGGCTTTGAGTTCCCGAGGCTTAAAAGGGATAGACCTAAACGTCTCCATCTTTAGCCTCGTACTTGAAGGTGATCCCGTCGCATCGAGGTTTATCGGTGACCCAGCCATGAGAGACACGGTGAGCGCACCAAATCTTGTTTTGCGGACGCGTCACTTCAGCAGACCAGAAGCAGGAACGGCATACCAAGGCAGTGGCAGCAAACTGCGACCACTCTTGCTCCGTCATTCGTAGTGCCATGCGGGGAATGTAACAGAAGGTTTGGCGAGAAGGAAAGTCGTTGTTTGCGCCTTTTGCGACTTTTCCCTAGTCCCCACGTATACGCGCGCGTGTGTGTATACGGTGCTTTTAGGAAAAAGGCGCAGAAGTCGCAACGTGCAGGATGATCCTGCCGGGAGGCCGCGATCTCGAACGTCCGTCGAGACTGTGTGCCGAGGCGGAAGCGTCTAGGGATACGTTTAGTGCCTTAGGTATGCAGCACGATTGTGCTTTCAGTTTCCTCTCGGTCGCTACCAGCGCATCTGGTCAGACGTTGCAAGTAAAGGTTACCAAACAATCGTTTATTAGGGAAAGGGGTAAGTAAAGGATGTACGGATGATGTGTGTACAAATTAAAAAAAATAAAAAGTTTTTGTAGACGCTTCGTAATCGTGACCGGTCACGCTCTGGCCCTGCCCCCCCTGTTGTTTTGCTGCAACACATTGTTGTGCGTGTACCACAAGCCTGGATGCAAACGATTCTTATGTAGTTATGTGAACGAGAATTGTTTACAACATGTGGTTAGCGTGCAACATGTGGCGTTTATGCGACAGGTATATACGTGTGGTTTTTTTACCACACAAGCGCTGTGTTTTATGCAAGCACAGTGCTTTTATGCATTGTTAGTAAAAAACACGTCTTTTTCCCAATTGATACGATGATAAACAAAGGGGACAAACCAGGAAGCAGACTTCTATTTTACTAACATCATGCCTAAGCCTTTGATTCTAGGCTGATACCTTGTTAGTAGTCGCCAGCCTTTCAACTACTGACAAATTTTCTGTTACTACTACAAAAAGCGCTTGCACATGCTTTTCAGGCTGTGCTATAAAACAATTGTTTACAGAAATAGCGTTTGGTTAGTGCTTCTGACTACTACGCTACTAACAAACTACTAACAGGGAAATTATGCATATGACTCTCAGAAAACTACTTGATGCAATCGTGATCACGGGCGCCAGCGTCGCCATTTTCGGTGTGCTACTCGCGTCGTTTGACTTGCTAGCCGGTGGCCTAGTCGCTGGCGGTATCGCGGCTCTGATCGATCACGTTTCACGTCCATAAACAATAAACAAACGGAGACAACTAACATGCAAACGAAACTTTTAAACATCGACGCTAATCCGAAAACGATCAAGGGCACCAAACGCGGCTATATGACGGCCGTTCTGTA